GCCGGGTCACCAGCCGCCCTCATCAATGCTTACCTTAAGCCAGATACGAAGACTCCACTATTCGATTACAGCAAAATCCGCCCAGCAGGTGAACCCATCAGAACCTTTGGTGGAACAGCAGCAGGAGCAGAACCTTTAAGTCGTTTGCATCAGTACATTGATAAGATGTTTAAAGGTCGTGCTGGCCAGAAGTTAACTCGTATAGATATTGCCGATATTGGAAACATGATTGGTGTCTGTGTAGTCTCTGGCAATGTCCGCCGCTCTGCAGAGTTGCTTATCGGTCGTGTAGATGATGAAGATTTCCTTAACCTTAAGAACGCTGAAAAGTTTCCAGAGAGAAACTCCTATGACCCAGCAAATCCTGGTTGGGCTTGGATGTCTAACAACTCTGTGGCCGTTAATGTAGGAGACAACCTAGACAACATCATTGATGGCATAGCCCGTAACGGTGAGCCAGGAGTTATCTGGATGGATATCTCTCGTCAGTATGGCCGCCTTGCAGACCCTATCAACAATAAGGACTGGCGCATCGCTGGCTACAACCCATGTGCTGAACAGTCACTAGAGTCTTATGAGTGCTGCACATTAGTTGAGACTTACTTAAACCGCCATGACAATTTAGAAGACTTCAAGCGCACCCTCAAGTTTGCCTATCTCTATGCCAAGACTGTCACTCTTTTGCCAACACACTGGGAAGAGACTAACGCCATCATGCAACGTAATCGTCGCATTGGTACATCTGTATCAGGTGTGGCTAACTTTGCAGACAACAAGGGCTTACCTGTTCTTCGTAAATGGATGGATGAAGGTTACGCAACAATCGGTGCTTACGATAAGACTTACTCTGAATGGCTTGGTGTTCGTGAATCAATCAAGATGACAACAGTGAAGCCATCAGGAACTGTAAGTATCTTGGCTGGTGAATCTCCTGGAGTTCATTGGACTGTTGGTGGTAAGTACTTCTACCGTGCAATCCGTTTTGCTAACTCTGACCCAATGCTTCCTCTGTTCAAGATGGCTAACTACCGAGTGGAGCCTGCATCGGAATCGCCCGAAACTACAAGTGTTGTTTTTTTCCCAGTAAAATCCGATGCTAAAAGAAGTGAGAAGGATGTAAGTATCTACGAGAAGATGGCACTTGCTGCTACTGCTCAAAGATACTGGTCAGATAACTCTGTATCAGTAACTATCTCATTTGACCCAGAGACAGAGTCTTCGGCTATTGGTACGGCTTTGCATATGTATGACGGACAACTCAAGACCGTGTCCTTCTTACCTTCTGGTAATGCTATCTATCCACAGATGCCGTACACACAAATCACTGAGGAAGAGTATGAGCGAGAGGGAACAATGAAACTGTTTCCTATTGATTTGGCTGGTGTCTATGCTGGTATGGCTAGTGATGCTATTGGTGAGGCTTACTGCACCACTGATGCTTGCGAAGTTAGGCTAATCAAAGATAACCAATAGCCTTCTGGTATGGCTTCTGGTATGGCTTTGCTTAGACTAACTTGTCTACGTAACTACCTATTGCATGGGCATGCTCATCACAACAGAACGAGTCATCTACCCAGATAAGCCACTCAACTTTATTGGCACATCCTTCGATGTAACACTTCACTTGAGTAGGTCTTTCTTAATCTTTACACCAGTCTGCTTGTGGGTGTAAGAGTCGCCATTGGTTGTAAAACCTGTGCCTTCTATAGCGATGACCCATGGGTTTCCAGGAACTCGCATGAGTTTGAGCATGGCTTGTAACACGTTGCTTTTCCACGTTGGCATATCCATTACTACAAAGACTGGTAGTTCTTGCTTCTTCTTAGCCATCTGATTCTTCCTTCTCTCGCTTTGCTAAACATCGTGGGTTATGCTCTTTAAGTTTAGTAGTAACAAGGTATGGATTGGACACACTTAATTTTCCCAGTATCACCTCAAGTTTTAAAACTGTCTCAAGTATCTGGTCGCACTCTGGGCATGTAAGAACGTAGGTTTGCTCATCATCTTTCCACCCTAGAGGAACTAACTTATCCCAGAACAAATCTATTAACTCTTGAGGCGTTAACTTACGCCTTGTGGTTGGCATTTGGTTGTAAATCTTATTGTCATCGTACTTACTCTTTTGTTTATCTTTTGAATCAAAGGGGATAGGCATCTGTTCCCATTGACGAGCACGAGGAACAGGCGTGTGACTTATAGACTTATCGTTGAAGTCATAGAACTTTTTGTCCATTTTATGTCCCTAACTAACTAACTTACTTCCCTGGCTGCCAGGTAAGTTACTTCGAAGATAGCCCCGCCATTTCTGACGGGGCTTCTCCTATTGCTTATGTGCTTATGCTGTGGCTTTCGCTTTTGCTATGGCTTTGGCTTTTACTGCTTTGGCTTCTGCTTTTGCTATGCGTATTGCTTGCTTCTCAGGGAACTTAGCCAACCAACCCCTAACTACTGGGTTCTTGACTCCCTTCCATGACCGCCAGTTCGTGCCCTTCTTGCTCATTAAATAAGCAACTTGGGCATTTACCACAGGGTTCAGCAGTTCGGCATTGTAATCCAAACTGTATTTATCCCTTCTATCTACACCCAACTTGCCAAGCATATTAATCTGGAACAACCCAAATGAGTTATCACCAGTTTTGCTATTACCGTTGTGTGAGAGGGGATTACCACGTGATTCTTTCATTATGATAGCCCACGCATGTCGCAGGGCTTGTCCTTTGAACCCAACCGCACTTAGCATCTCAACTAACTCTGTCTGAGTCAGATGGTCTGCGTTCTTGTACTTGGCTAAGGTTCGCTCTTGGTATTGCTTTTGAAAGACTAGGGCTTCGGCTTTCGTAGGTGTGAAGGCTGGTGGAAGACCCACCACGCCTTGTATGACTACGAACATCGCTGTGAACAGCGACCCAAAGACAATCTTTCCTCTTTTTGTTAGTTTCATCATCACTCCAAAAAGTCATTAACACTTTCCGATGCCTTTGACTGGTTGTGACGAAGGCGATGTAAGTATCGCTCTGTCGTCTTTATCGATTGATGCCCCAGACGTTCCTTGACCTCATGCACATCTACCCCACTTTTTAGAAGGTGGGTAGCGTTAGCATGCCGAAGGTCATGGGTTCTAGGATTCCAATCGATTGCTGACTTGGCTATTGCCTTGTTCCATATCGTTCTCCATACATCTCGTGGCAGGTGACTCGATTGTTTTATCACGTCACGCTTCTGGTATGGCTTTGCTTTCAGCCTGTGCTTTCGCACCGCGCCTCTGCATTCACCGCACCGACAACCCCCATGTGTATAGGAGTAGAGCGTGCCATGTTGGAACGTTTTTCCGTCTTTTGCGAATGGTCGCTCAGACTGTGCACCACGAGAAGTTTCTATTTTACTTGTCTCTAGCACTAAAGACCTAGAGAAGAGTAGTTCATCTTTTGGTATGGCTTTGGCTATGACATAGCCTTGAATCTCCTGTATGAGCGTTTTACTGAGCATTAGGCTTCGCTTATGCCCCGACTTGGTTGCATCGACTACAAGGAACCTACTGGTATGGCTTGCCCCTAAGTCACTCACTCGCCTCTGTATCAGTACCTCACCACTCTTGAAGTTGATGTCCTTGACTCTGAGTTCTGTGGCTTCTCCGAATCTGCACCCACTTGCTACTAGGAATCGCGCAAATAATTGGGTGTTTTTATTCGGTAAATGCTCAATAATAGATAGAAAGTCTGCTGGTTCTAATACGTGTTGAATATCAGCATGGCGCATCTTAATCTTGACCCCATGAGTCGGGTTGCTGGCAATCTCACCTGTCTGCACCAGATTCTTGAAGGCTGACCCCAGAGAGGCTTTGACTTGCGCCAGAGTTGCAGGTTGAACGCCTTGTAGTTGTAGCCCTTGAAGTAACTCGATGACAATTCGTTTGGAGATGGAAGTTACTTTCATGTGACCGATTACTGGCAGGGCATAGGTTTTCAGGATTGAGGAATAGCCCTTGCAAGTGATTGGCATGAGGTCTGCGACTGGTAGCCATGAGTCGATATAGGTCGATAGGGTCATAGAGGCTCTGGAAGCCCCGTCAGAGCCAGAACGCTCTGCTTGCATGGCGTGATACTCAGCCTCAGTCTTCGTGCCCCACGTGCCAGCAGAGAGGCGTTTACCAGCCTTTCGGTAATAGCCTGTCCAGCGTTCACCGCGCTTAACTACGTACATGAGAAGCCCTCTCTACTCATCAGTAACGTTACTGGTCAGTAACATTGATGTCAAATAAAAGCCCCTAGCCAAATTAAGGCTAGGGGCTGTCATAGAGACTATGGGGCTTAGGGATTCATCTACTTATAGGTTAAGTAACTCTGCGCCCGTCTGCGGGCTCTACAGGGGTTAGTTCGGTGCTTATATCGGTGCGACTATTTCGCCACGATTCAATCGTTTCGCTCTTCCAGACTGGCGTTCGCCCTATGTACTTGTCGGGCTCTGGAAGGGTGGTTCGCTTTCGATACTTGTACAGAGTCTCGACTTTGAGTCCTGTGAGATTGGCGATGTCGGTATTTGTTAGCCATTCGCTCATAGCGATGCACCAGTTTCTTGTTTACTTTCATTTGGTTTCTTTCCCACTTTCCAAACTTGTAATGCACCAACGTTTTTTTCATACCAAAGATATGGCAGATTACTTTCAACATTGAAAGTGTAGTAACTATTATCTTTGCGATTTAAGTTACTTTGATGCGATGCATGAAACGAATCACTACCTAACCAGATTGGTAATCCAGTATCAGGTAATTCAGAATGCACCGCGATGAATCTATCTAACATTGAATCTTTATAACCACGTGCAATCCATTCTTTACAGATTGCAATTCCGTAATCACATAAGGCACGTTCATGACCACGCCACATTTTAGATGCAGGGTGATTAACCCAACCCTTAGTCTGTCCACGCAACGCTTGCAGGATTTGCCACGCCTCTACTCGCTGTTTACCTAACCTACGGTAATCAAGAGCCTTAGCAGACTCGACAAAGTCTGCATACGGCAAGAAAGTATTAACCATTAGTACTCACCAATAACAGATACATAACTTTTATATTTATTTCTCTGACCCTTTCTCTTTACGGATTTGCGTTCATCTTCGGTTAATCCACCAAAGACTCCGTAGTTAATTGAATGAGTGAATGCGAAAGATAGACACGCACTCTTAGTTACTACATCGCATTTACCACAAATAGATTTCGCAAGATGAATCTTTGCTGTATCCGTTGGGTCTGGGAAGAATGTTTCTGGGTCAACGCCCTTTTCCTGACAGGGCGCGTTAACAATCTCATTCTTCACCATTGAGTTCACCCTTCTTATGTTGAATAAAGAAGTCAATCATCTCTGTTAACTCCTCTGGTTCTAACTCTGCATAGCGAATGAGAATCTCAATCACATTTAACATTCCCCAGATAATAACCTCTGGTTCTAGATTCAATTCTGTCATTACAGAGTTGAGTTGTTGATTAGCCAGATGCACCATAATCTCTTCTGGCAGGTGGTCTTCTCGTCTTGTCTCTGTCTGTACACCACGAGTTATCTTAAGAAACTCGCTGGCAAACTCTAGAGATTTAATAAGTTCCCTTTGTTCATTTTGATTCATAGTGATTCCTCTCTGAGTGTGCGGAAGTAGTTGCTCTCAATTTGTCGCACTCTTAACCGAGAGATGTTGAATACCTTTGCAGTTGTGGCAAGTGACCAGCCCTGCATTCGTAATCGGATTACTAAGTTAGTTCGTTCTATGTCAATTACAGATTCATCTATCATTTATTTTCCTTATCTATAAATAGAGTTGAGCAGGGGCAGGTACATCTCGCCATAACTGAGAAAGGTAGAAAGCAGTTATAGGTCATGAATGTCCTTCACCAAAGGAGTACGCCATGTCAAGCGAAAAAGTGTTAACCCCTACCCAACAAAGTTATTTAGTTGTGCGTTGTATACAGTTGAAGCAGAACCAGATTACTGCTTCTCCATGTGAGTCGTAGATGAATGTTCCTGATGAAGTAAGTTCATTGTTGGAACAATCATCGCACTTAGTTAGTTCAGCAGGAGTAACTTTGCGGATAACCTCAACGTAACCCATTAGTTACTCTCCTTGAAATCATCTTTGCAAGAGGTACACCACTTACCTTCTGGTGCTTCCTTCTCGTTACTTTCGCAGATTTCGCAGAGTTCGATTACTGATGCGTTCTCACCAACGGTGTCGTTGACATGACCGATACAGATTTCCAAAGCATCATCACAGATATTGAAAGCATCATCTAAATCTTTGCCCTCAAAGTCCTTGCTATCCCACCATGTAACTACCAGCGTTTCATCAAGTGCGTTGCCGTAGGTGCGTTGCAAGATTTCAATCGTCTCTTTTACAGTTGCAATCATTTTCCAATCCTTTCTCAAAAAACTCATCGCTGAGTTTGTGTCCATACTTTTCTACAACAGGGTCAATGTCTTCATCTTCAAAGAATTGTTCAAACTCTGCATCAGTTAATGCAGATACATCTACAACGAATGCATCTTCATCGACTGCAAAGTAAGTTCCAGTTCCAGCATGTACCAGAATAAAGTTACTCATAGTTACCACACCCCACAGATTTCATCAACGGTTGTTTTAATGCATTCATCAATTACCTGCCACATATTATCATCAGAGGTAATGTACTCATACATTTTTTCCCATGTTGTATCAGATATAGGTGAAGGAGTTAATTGGTTTATTTCATCACGAGTTATTAACACAATCTCATTACTTTGTAGTGTCATTATTCATCTCCTAAGAACAAAGAACCGTCTGACATAGTTCGCACAACACGAGATTCCAGTTGTGCATTTACTAAAGCAGTTAACTGCTCTGGAGTTGTGATGCTAGAGATAGCACCAACAAGATACTCAATACCTTTATCGCCCCACTTAGAGCGAACGACATCGGCAAGTAACATTTCAATTTCACTTGAAATCATTTGTTTTCTCCAATCACGTTGTCAATCATTTTCATGCATGAGCCATAGCCCAATAAATTGCCACCCTTGCCTACATAGCAGACATCACGAGTTGCATAAGTAAATAGCGATACCAGAATAAATACTGGAATGATTACAAGGACAATCCAGCCTCTAGTTGTTAGTTTCATTTCTGATTCCTTTCTTGATTCATTACGTGCTTCCATGTGTTTTGTTCTAGGTGTGTTTTAACGGTGTGGCAATTTGCACAACGCACAACACACTTTTTAATCTCTCGTTTAAGTTCAACAAGAGTTCGGCGTTCAATATGAGCCCTGCCTATATTGAATGATTTGTCGCGGAAGTGGTCAAACTCTAACTCCATGACATTGGTGTTACCGCAATCAGCACATGAGTGCTTCTCTAAGTAGTTGTAAATATAAATCTTTTTGTCAAGACCCAGTTGATTGAACCAGACACGCTGGTACTCAACCTCACAAGGTTTGCAAACTGATTTATGACCACTAGTTGCTTTCTTCAAAGTCTTAAACGCAGAAAGTTTCTTGATGTGTTTGCAGATTGTACATTCCTGCAATCCCTTTTCAAGAAGAGAAAGACGCTTAACAGTTTTAGGTGCTAAACGTTGTTTCTTTTTTGTTTTATACTTTTTAGATTTAGTGATTGTAATCAGACATGTTCTGCATCTGGCACGTAATCCGTATTTACCTTCTCGTTGCTTGTAGTACTCAGAGAATGGTTTTGATTTACCACACAACGTGCATACTTTTTTCATAAGTTGTATTCCTTACTTATCAACCCAGAGTTGGGATAGTGGAAGTGTCTTCCACCTGATGTCTGTGTGGTTACTGGGAGTCACATAACCGATAATAAATCGAGAGCCAGTCGTATCAACAATTACACCTTTGCGTAAACGACCATGTGCCTGAATGTAAACCTCTTCATTTACAACGGCGTTGTAAGGATTAGTTGAGTTCTCGTAATGGATTCGGTCGTTAACAATAGAGATTAATCGTTCACGTTGCTCTACAACCTTTGCACGTACATCTAGTTTCTTTTTTGCAAGAGCAAGTGTTTTAATTGCAGAGTTAGTTGCACAGATGCCAGCAATTTCTGCACCTGCATAAGACCAATCTAACTCGGTCTTGTTGTCGTAATCAGTACCAATCTCCCATGCGTATGCACGAAACTGTTGAGTAGATTCAGATAAACCGTAACTACCAATATCGGAATCAGAAGCAATCTCATGACTGTAATCAAAGGGAGTTCCGTCATGCTTAAAGATAGTTCGGTGTGAGTAGCACCAACCAACAATAATGATTTGGAATCCTTTGTAACTTTCTTCTTGATACGTTCTATCAACAAGAGTTAGTTCAACGACATGAGGTAATTGTTTACGAGTTCCGTCATAACGAGAATGAGTGTTACTACCTACCTTCTCGTAACCATTGTTTTTTTTGTCATAACAGTTTTTTAATCTATCTAGATAGAAACTCATTACGCCACCATGTCTCTCGCTTCAAGGACTTTCTCAATTAGTAATTGCAGAGTTCGAATATCGAATGTCACCTCTGGTACTGGAATGTAGTTACCGTTTGAATCACGCCGAGAGTTAATGTCACTCTTAACGTTGCTCACACGTTCACCAATAATTGATTTCAATGACACCATGACTGATTCAAGTGTGCGTTCGGCGTACGCCTGTGCATCAACACGAGCCCTCTCAGCCTCTTCACGTTCTGCACGAGCCTTTGCCTCACGTAACTTAGACTCTGCCTCTTCCGCATTCCAGCGAACCTCTAGAGGCGCGTACTCAGCAACGATGTCTTGGGCACGTGCAAGCCAGTAAGTAACTTGACCGTTTCCATTTGACCAGTCCAATGACTTGACCATGTAACCGACAGAGCGTGAACCCTTTGGTGCTGGTTGAAAGTTTGGATTATTTGGTGAATCGAATCTGAATACTTTGTACTCATACTTTTCATCAGAGACTAACTCTGCCTTTGCAACGTATCTGCGTTCGACTCTACTCGCATCTTTTTTATCGGCTGATGAATAATCCCATGAAGGGATAACTGCGTACTTAACGCCTACTTTTAATTCGGTTGATTTCATTTATTTATTCTCCTTGTTTGAAAGTTAAGTGGTGGAGTGTGCAATCCAGAAAAAAGCACACCCCACCTTGTCACCTAGAGAGTGACAGTTAGTTGCGAACCAATCGTCTAGTAATTGCATACTTAACGATTGTTCGTGCCATAGCGATGAGGTCGAGTGGGTTATTAATAACCGCACCAATCTCGCAACGATGTGCAGTCTCACTATCAAGTGAGATTGTTTCGCTACCGTATGGAATATATGCGAATGCAGTTAACACACCTGCACGTGACATGCGAGAGATTGCATCATGGTTGCGTTGCGAATCACCGCCCCAATCACCGTCTGTGATTGCAAAGAAGATACGTACTGGCTTATCGCTTTCAGCAAGTAACTTAGTTGCATATTGAATTGCCTTGTCTGGTTCAGTACCGCCACCAGCACCAGCATCACGCATGACACTCGTTGCCTTATCGCTTGCACGATAGAGAATGCGAGTATCACTATTGAATGTGATAACAGTTGTGTTGGCGTTGATACGGTCTAGTGCGCGTTTGATTGCGTACATAGATTTGTATGCGTTGCTGGCTTTACTACCAGACATTGAACCAGATGTATCGAGTGCAATTACACATTCGATTTCAGTTGCATCTTCAATTCCCTCATTCCAAGAATCGAAAACAGTTTCAATATCTTCACCACGTAAATAACGTGATGCACTTAAGCGACCACTTGATTCGTATGTTTCCCATGCAGGGTCATACGATGCTTTGAGTCGCTGTAACTCACGAGAGAATGAAACAGATGCCTCAACAGTTTTTGCATCAGGTGCAAGAGTGTTGAATGTTTCTAGTTCAGGTTCTTTTGAGTTGTTACTAGATAGTGAAGGAAGTCCACCAACCTGTCGAATGATGTCGTTGATTTCATCGGCGATAGTTGAAGTAGTAAGAATGTCATTAAGTGTGGTTGCAATTAAATCTGCAATCTCACTACCAATTCCACTACTTGGTTCATCACCTGATTCATCAGATGAATCATCATCAGAATCATCTTCATCATCAATAAACTCAACATCATCAATATCAAGATTGATAGTTGGTTTTTTTAATTGCTCTGCGAGTTCTGCATCATCTTCTAAATTAGATTTAGATGCACGTTCTGAATCTCGCTTCTGTTGTTTAGGTGGTTGTGGTCGAGATGTAGCAGAGGATTCAATGCCCTCATGTGGTCGTTCACCATGACCGAATGGGTCACTAATGACTACGTTCACGTCACCGTTGCCATTCTTAGACACCTTTACTTTGACACTAAGTGAATCACCTTCCTCAGTACCGTCAGAAGGCTCAGAGCCCTCACCACCGCCACCAGTACCGTCACCTTGTGGAAGTATCGCGTGGAATCGCGCAATAAGTTCTTTTCCTTTTTCAGTATCAGTAGGGAATACCAATAGACGATAAGAATCAACGATGTCGCAGATTTCATCGATATTGTGTTGTTCCTTGTATTCATTACGTGAACGGGCACGTAGTTCAACAGATAAGTATCTGCGACCACGTAGTAATGGATATGAGTTCTGGAATGATTCTGGCTTATCAACAAAGTGAATCAAGATAGTTGATGTGAACCATGCAACCGTTGACGGATAGCGAGTAGTAAATAGCGTTTCAATTCTCTGGTCTTCCAGAGCGTTGTATGCCATGAAGTATTTGTTATCACGAACGTATTCAAAGATGTCAGAGCCTTCACGTGGTGTAAATAAAATATGTGAAATCTCGTGCAGGTCTAAGCCCTTGATACCAGCGATTGCACGTGCATCAGTTAGTTCACCGATGAGACGTGAATTGAATGTCACCTCTGATGCACCAGACCATGCTGGCGCACCAAGAGATGAATGTTCGACTTTGACAGTCACCTTGCGAAAGGTGAATGCAGAATTAACACGACCGAAGAATTGAGTGAAGCGTTCGATTCGTTGACGTTTTAATTCGTCTTCCGATACCGCACTAAATCCACGAGAGTTAGTTAGTTCAGCGATGTCTTTAAGTGACATGAGTTCTCCTTAAGCATTTGCGTGTTCGGTAGTGATTGCATCTACATCGATGCCCAAGTCTTCCTTGATGTTGTAGGAAGCACCTTCAAGCAACATGCGTACAGCAGGTCGCTCTTCTGGTGTGAAATTGTTTACGAAGATTTCGCAAGCAAGGTCGTATGAAAGTTCCTTTGAAATCTTCTCGAATGTTTTTAAGATACGAGATGTGATTGGAGTTTCAAAGATTGTAGATGAATCAGAACGTGATGCAGATGCACCGACTGATGATGAACGCATTCCGTATGCAAGGTCTAGAAGCGATGCGGAGTTGATGTACTTACTTTCAACGGAACGGTCGAAATCGTAATGCAGTTTGATTTCGAAACGGTCTGCCAGTTGCTCTGGAAGAGGTTGTGAACCGCGATACATTGGATTGTAATCAGCGATGATAAGTAAATCTTTGTGCGCCTTAATAACCTCACCCTTGTGTGCAAGCAAAGTGATTACACGAGAGAAGTCCAGAAGTGGTAACACAAAGTGCTTAGCATTCTTAGCGAGTTTATCAATCTCACCAAGATTTAAGATTCCACCGTTACGAACAAGATTAACGATTTGTGAATCAACCCATTCCAGTTTGCCGTTCTCATCTGGAACGTAAGAGCCCTGTAATTCAGATGCACTTAATGAATCGTTCGAAGGAACGTTGTAGTAAGGAATGTTGCGAAGTGATGCGATGTACTGAGCGAAAGAAGATTTGCCAGTACCAGAGTGACCGAAGTTGAGCATGTTCATTTGATTCTTAACTGCATAGTCTGCAATTTCAATCTCTGATACATCACAGAATGTACGTGGAATGTAGTGAGCCATTGAATCGAGCGTTGGTATGAATTGGGTGTTTGTCATGATGTTCCGTTTCTCTAGGTGATTGATTTGGTATTACATATTTAGTTGTTATTAAGTTGTATAGCGTTGGTAGTAAGTAGCACGAGCGACTGTGGAAGACTGAAAGTTACTTATGAGTTAGTGAGCCCCATGTTCACGATACGGCTTGTGAGTCAGTCAGGTAGTTACTACCAACGCAATTACTAGTTGTAATGCGAAGCGCACCACTTACCCATTCCAGCGACCACACTCTTTTGTAGAGTGAGTGTGCGACCACAATGGACACATGTACCAGTTGCAATACCGAATGCAGATGCATCAGATAGTGATAAGCGATTTGCTTGAGTGAGTGTTGTAAGCACTTTGAAATTATTAATCCATGCTTTATTTATTGGGTCGTACTGAACCACGTATAGGCGTTCACTCTCTCGGCGTTTACGAACCGAGTAGTAGATGTCTCCAACCTTGTACGCACCAACGGTAACGTCACTAGGTGGTGCAACCTTTTCAAGAGTTACTAATCTAGTGATAAGTGTTTTTGCTTGGTCACGAGTTAGTTTGTGAATTGAATCAACACGATTAGCAAGTATTGCGCTTTCAATCACATTCTTTGCATTATTGCGAGAGAGCAATAGCAAGTCGATGTATGAGAGTTGCTTGTCGCTGATGTAGTCCTCAACCTTTTTAGGACAAGTGAGTAACTGCTCAATGATTCGAGATGCATGTTTTTTATTAATCTGAGTTGCATCAGCAATCTCAAACAAGTGAATGCGTGAATCAAGTAGTTGTTGAATGAATCGTGACTGTGCTGGTGAGCAGTACTGCACCTTGAAGTCGTTGCCGTATTTATTGCCAGCACGAGAGCCAGCAGGTTTTCCTTTAGTTGTTGTCATAGTTATGTCCTTCTAGATGTTGTAGTAATAATGAGAGTGCAGTTCCGATGAGCGATGCGATGATTGCAAGAATAAAGATAATCACGATATAGCCCTTCTCACATAGTTCTGATGTTTCGATGTTGTTACGGAGTATTTGTATTCTGGAATAAACCAACCATTTGTATTTGACCACCAAGCGATTGGAGTTCCATACGAATAAATAATGTATGAAGGTTGTTCACGATGTAATTTAAGAACGCCAGTTTCAGGAAGTCTTCCAGTCTCAGGTTCAAAGCAATCCCATACCAGAGGTATGTAGAAACCGCCGAGATTCGAACCTTTGAATGCAACACGTTCACGAATTAAATCGCCAGCCTTTTGATTAGCAGTTTTTGTAGTCATTAATTACCCCACGCTTTAATTTGTGCCATTTGTGATTCATAGAGAATGTCAAACTCCTCTTTGGTGTAACCGTTGCACCAAGATTTTCCGTTATGTGCATGAGTAAGTTTTATGTTTCTATCATCAATGCCTAGAAACTTTGCAAGTGAGTGAGAGCAACGGTGACAGAGACGATGTAAGTCGCGTTCAGCGTTGGGTGATGCGTTGTCAATGAATCCCTCATAGAAGCCCTCTAGTGCCACGTACATGCCACCAGACCAACCACCAGTTTCTAATATCTCAACGGATTTGTTACAGCGATTGCATGTAGTGGTTTTTGGTGGATTGCAACGTCTGCATTCTTTGAATACACAAACACCATTTTGAATGTGTGGCATTATTTTGACCTCAATCCTAATTTGCAATCTTTGCAAACTAAACGATTTGGATTATCCAAGAACCAGAGTTCGTTGGTTTCATTTAAGCAATCTGTGCAAGTCATTATTTTGACACCTTATTGATACCAAGTGATTTGATGATTTCAAGAGTTACTGATGATGTTGAGTAGTAACGAGTGCCGTCATTGAGAATTAAATCAATGAGTGTTGGTGAGATGCGACCGCGAGCAACGATTTCGCCCCTGTCATTTATGTATGTGGATTCTTTCATTTTAGTTACCGTTTCCTTTTGTAGTTACTAGTGGTAGTTGAATATGCAGATTACATATTCACCACGATTTCAATCGATGCTAATTCGCTGATTAGGTGTCGATTGAAACCGTAGAAAACATATAAGTAGATAGTTACTGATTGTGTGATTCCGATTCATTCTCTGTGCAATCGAACGGAATGGATACCGTCTGCATTCTTTGAAAGAAACAGTCCATGTGAACAGGACACAATCTCCGTAACTTAATCCCTAAGCCCTACCGCTATCCACAATAGATTTCTCTATCGTTAACTCACGCCCTTGAAATACCGCTTGAATGTAATTACTAATTACAGTCGCATCGCCGTAGCAAGAATGATTGAGTCAATTATTTATTTCGGTGTTATTGCATCGTATAGTCCGACCGCACAATGTCTGCCTTGATAACTAGTTACTTAGTAATTAAATCAACAACATAACCAAACAAAGTTTGTAGTTGATTTATTAGTAACTAATACCGAATAAATAAATCGCAGTTTCTTAGTCTCTATGGATAACAATTTATAAAGTAATCATCACCTAATTGAAATCCCCTAGAGGTTCGTAATAGTTTCAATGAGTTCACCGATATTTATAAATTATTAAATTATTGTTAAAGCCTGTTGCCAGTTTTAACGATTCGCTTTTTTCACTTTGAATGATTCACCAATTTGCCCCGAAGGGATTCTGAAATCGGTGGTCACACATCGAGTGCGCTACTGGGTCAATTAAACCACACATGTCCGACTGACCATGACATACCTAGTAAGAGAGGTATAAACGTTTAGATGCGTACACGCTCACACGCCTACACGCTCACGTGGCGTATAGAGCCCCCAGAAGCCCCGTAGAGCCACGTAGCCCCCATATTGAGGCAATCACCCCAGAGTGGGCGTGAACGTGGCGCACGTAGCGATGTGCCAGAGGTGATTCTGAGGCTAATGTCCGAATTGACCGATATGAGTAAGTTTGATGACCCAATGTGAATCCACGCAGTTAGTTGAAAGTTCAATTAGTTAGTTGAGAGAGTAAGTAGGAAGTAAGAAAGAAAAGTTAGTTAGGTGAGTGCGCCCTGCCCCTTGATTACGTAACGAAATGAAATTGCGCGAGATGTATTTTTTCTCTGTAAAAGTTAACAAGTAATCTATTAAGAAAGAGTAATAGAAGTATGGAGATGATAGATATAAAGAGAAGATGTAATCAATGCAAGATGTATAGGGAGTATGAATGTTATTGCGATTGGAGAGAGTATGAATACTAAGTACCCGTTAGCGATGCGATTAGATAGTCGTAGTCGTATGAATGTCATCATGTGGTTCGGTAGGTATGAGATACACAATGATGTAAATCATAACTGTCTATCTCACATGGACACATAACCATGACAAGTCATCTGTATAGATAGTTACATGATGAGTGTGTACATGTAATCAATGAATGAATAACTACATGGTTAGTACCTGATTACAACGTGGCGAGATGACCGACAGGCTGGTCGGTGTCGCACAGTCACACAGCCATGTAACGCAGTAGCCGAGAGTGTTGTCACCAGAGTTGTCACCAAGTTAGTTAACACACCTGATTACACGCTGATGTTTACAACATCGCACCTGATTGGTAGTCAGGTGGTGAATGTAAACACAAGTCCAATCCAGTTGACCCCCCACCATTACCGCGCTCGCAGTTAGAGGTCTGCCAGGTGAAAGACGCAGGAATTGACTTTTTGAGGCGTAAAGTAGCCGAAGAATGAATTACCTCCCCTAGGCCACAAGATTTTGCTACAAGGTGCTAGGCAGTAGCCGAACGCCCTTATCTCTATTGCACTTGGCATGGGCTATCTTGACGTTTTCAAGGGTATCGTCCCCACCAAGGGCCAAGGGAACTACATGCTCTACGTGTGGGTAGGTCTCCCAGCCAGGTTGTCCTATGACATGAGGAGCCGTGAAGTCAACAGGCTCCTGGCAGAGGTAGCAGTCGGAGCCATCACGGTCAATTATCTGCTTGCGGGTGTAGTAGGCGTACTGACCGCCATTCTTCTTGGCACGGTCACGACTGGTTACATAACCATTTTTTTGCCTAGACCGTCGTTCTTTCTCTCTAAACTTTTGTGGGTCTTTTTCTACCTGTTCACGGCGGTACTTAGCGGCAACGGCAAGGCACAAACCACAAGCAACTGCCCTATTCTTTCTGCAACGACCGTAGTCACCAATAGAGGTGCCGTGCTGGTTATTAAGTCTTTCTTTTTCTTCTGCCTTAATACTAGCCTTCTTTTTTCTGGCTAACTCTTTCTCTTCCTCTTTCTTTTTTTGTAAACAAAGTCTTTCTTCCAATTTTTTAACACTTTCAGCCTTGTATTTATCTTTTTTGCGTTTATTACGGGCAATTCTACGCTTTTCAGACAGGACCTTTCGGATATCAGCCCGTCGCTTCATTTCAACCTTATGAAGTTCTTTCTTTTTTTCTTTTACTCTTTCTTTTTCTTGTTTCTTAGCAATTGCTTTAAATTCTTTATTTAGTTTATTAAGGCTCCTTTCCTCTTTTCTTTTTTCCTGTGCTATCTTTTTATCAATCTGTTTTTTATCAAACTCTTTTGGAGTTAATAGGCGTTTTTTATTTGGGTCGTATAATCTTGAATAGGATTTACGTCTCTCTTCGTTCTCTGGCTTACTTAAGTAATTTTTCTTATGTTCACGATTTTTATCGGGATTGTAGGTATTGCGGCGAGTGATGTTGTAAGCATCTTTGCAGGGCTGACATTTGGATTCTTTCATTCTTCGATGTTTGCGATAACCAGACTCAGAACCGCATATGTCCCTTACGATACTTTCCATAGGCAGTAGCCTAACATAAATTCACATGTTTTACGCTGAGGCAGTAGCCAAAGTGAGCCACAATAGCCACATGAGTCGTAATAACGAGTTCTCCAGTGGCAGAGGCGCTAAGAATCGCGCTGAGCAAGATGCCCAGGACTTTCATGCATCCCTAGCACCTATGAAAGAGACCATCCGTAGTCAAGGTGCCTCATTTGCCTCTGTCTCAGGGCATCTACGCAAGAATGCCACCTTGATATTTGGAAGCAAGATGGGCAAGAAGGACACATTGGCGTGGGCGGCCAAGAAGCACTCCGAAGACCCAGAGAATTTCCTCAAGAATATAGGATTTAGAAAATGAGCGTAGAACAAGACGAGCACGGTGGAGACCTTCCAATCAAAGAAGGTAGTACAACTAAGTATCCTGCGCTAGGTTGCTCTCATTGTCCTGCAGCCTTCCGCAGCAAGGAGCGCTATTCTACCCATCAGGCTGAGCGTCACCCCGATAAGCCCGTACAGGAGTCCTGGGAGTCATCAGAGGGCCACCACGTGACCTACGTTCCTAATTTTAATCGACAAACGCCCCACCTCTACGTCTTAACAGATGCCAACTCAGGAACGCACCTGTCTAATCTTGCTATAAGCCACGAGGGTAAGTTAGATGCCGTCCAGACTCACTCAAAGCACCGCCGTCAAGGGCACGCATCAGAGTTGTGGAACGCTGCCAATGAGCATGCCGCTGCTACCCCAGGTGTTCCAACGCCTCAGTACTCTGGCTTGGTTACTGGTCTTGGAGATAAGTGGACTAAGAAGACGGCCGCTAGACGCAATGAAGAGGCACCAAAGCGTCAAGGCTCGGTATTGAGCCCCCGCCAGATGATGGGTCTACTTGATTTAGAAAGACAATGAGCCCCACGAAATAAGATTTCTCTTTTCTCTGTAAAGGCAGTAGCCTAATAACTATGCCGTATAAAGATAAGAAGTCAGATGCGGCGGTAGAGAGCAATAAAAAATCTAATCTTAAGTACTATCAGAAGAATAAGAAGGCCCAGTTAGTACGTAATAAGAGCAAGAGAGATTTAATACGTGATTTTGTGCATAAATACAAAGAATCACGTGGCTGCATGGATTGCGGTGAAAAACTACCGTACTACGTCCTTGACCTAGACCACAGGGAGCCCAGTGAAAAGGAGTTCACACCCTCGCGCCTCTACAAGAATGGCTCCTGGAGTGTGATGCGTGCAGAGTTAGATAAATGCGACGTGGTATGTGCTAATTGCCATAGGATACGTACCCACGAGAAAAATCACTACGTCATTAGAAAGCAACTTACTGTAGAGGCAGAACTATGACTCATGAACATGATTTTATAAAGGACCTAGATGGTCAAGTGACCTGCTCAATATGTGGTGCGATGGATGATGAAAAACCAAATGTATTTGAGACACAGGTAGATTTCGAATGAAATCACTAGCAATTACGGCGGCCCTGGTATTCTGGCTACCACTGGTAGTTATCCTAGCATTTGTTATAGTCATGATAAAGAGCCGTAAAAAATGACGCATCAAAATATTTGCGCTAGTAAAGTTCATATCAAGTGCAGTTACCTCTGTGCTAACTGCCAAATGCACCTAAGTAAGGAGCACGAGGTAGAAGTGGTAGATGAGAGGCAGGACAATGACACACGATGAATTGCTGACAGAGTACGCACTTACCATTGAAGAAGAGGCTATTTGCGCCCAAGTGGGTTGGGATAGACAACTGCCCTATCTAGGACAGCCAGAAAAGAATATGAACTACTCCGAGGGCGATGTCTGGGAATCGATGCAACATATGATTGCGGCGGGTAGCGAGTTAGCCTTTGCCCGAATGATTGGTATCACCGACTTTGTTCCTCACGTCAACAAGTGGAAGACAGAGGTAGACGTCCCAGGATTTGGCGAAGTTAGATATGCATTCCCGCCAAAGTTTCCTGAATACACCAATGAGATACGTGGACTTAGGTTCACCACAAACGATGACCCCGATTTAAAGTATGTCCTTTTGGCTGGTGGATTAGCAAAGAAGACACGTCGCCAAGCACCAGATTGGAAAGGCGCCCCATATGTCTCTGTGGGTTGGATGTATGGTCATGAATGTATGAAAGAAACATGGCGATTTAATCAGAAGACATTCTACGTTCCTCGTGCATCACTACATGCTATGGAAGACCTATGAGTCACATAGTTAAGTTAACTAAAGAAGAAGTGCGTGCTAAATAGTTAGAAGGCTATTACTGAGAAAAAAGGCACCCTCGGCGTTATCCTTGGTCTTATGGCTGCTCAAGATAACCTCTCTAATGAACTATTCTTTAAGGTTCATCGCGGCGTCAATGTCTCGTATCCACATTACCCCGAAGAGGGTGGGTCTTCCAAGTACGTCGTTGATAGCAAAAATCTAGGTGTTCACTGGAGCGCAGATGCAGACGTGGCTAAAGGCTTTGCTAATAGCCCTAACAGTCGCAGCACCGAGCCATCGTGGAGAACAGACCACGCAAAAGTAATACATGCAGATGTTCCTATGAGTTCTGTTGAAACGAATGAGGAAACAATGAGGAACGGTGGATTTGCAAACTTTAGCCGTCAAGACCCTTATGAAGAAAAAGAAGTAATGGTTAAAAAAGGCGCCCCCATTAAAGTTACAGGCATCACTAAGTTACGTCAATCAAAAGATAAGAGTGAAGTTAAGTCACGCAAGCGCACGTACAAGATTCCACGGGAGATGAGCGCATGATGAAGCGTCCTCCTAAAGATGTAGGTAAAGCATTAGATGCTGGATATCAGCCTATGTTCATGACTGGTCCAGAGATTAAAGAAAACTTTGCACCCTTTAGGGGCGACAAACAGATTGTCAAAAAACCAGATACAGAAGACACCAGTCAGAACACTCACCGTGAAGAGACTAACTCTGAGATGTGGAATAGAAAACTTACAGAGTCAAAGAAGACTGGAGCACAACGTTTTGGTAAGGAGGCCTTTGAACGTGTAGGCAATGCTTGGCGCACCCTTAGCGGTCCTACTTTGGCTAATCGCGGAATTCGCCCAGATACATCATTAGAGTCAGTTGCTAAGACCAAGGGAATACCAGGTCACGTGTCATTACAGGCAGAGCCAGATTGGAAGACTGGCAAGAGAGAGGTACTAGGTGGCCATCACCGCATAGCGTTATCTGCTGAGCAGTTTAAGAATCACATCTTCCCTGTTAAGTATTATGACTCTATATCCGATGCCACTGGGGACAAGGGGTACATGTGAGCGCCTCAGACAACCTCTCTCAGCAACTCTTTCATGGAACAGGAGCAGTGATTCCTACAGGTGGTCTCGTTAAGACTCCTGACGATGTAACTTACGCTACAACTTCTTATGGTTACGCTAAAGCCCATGCTGAAGATAAACTACACCGACCAGCAGTTCCAACTCCCAACTGGCAAATGCCGATGTTTAATCCAATTTACGAAGTGACCCCTGTGTCTAAGGCCGAAACACGTAAGACTACAAAGGCTGAACAGAAGCACGCACCAGAACATATGTTTAGTAACGATGTTGCTATATCTGAAAAAGGTTTTAAAGTAAAACGTGTAGCGGGATGGGCGGCAATTAAATGAGCGCCTCAGATAACTTGTCGGCTGGTCAGTTTCGCACTTACTACCACGGCACTGACGCTAGTAACGTTGAGTCAATAAAAAAGAGTGGTTTACATGAAGGCACTTACCTTGCTAACCATCCAGGTACTTCAGAAATCTACGGGGACAATGTTTTTAAGGTAACTATTCCTCCTCACCATGAGTTTGCACTTAATGAGGATGAGTATTGGGAAAACAATCAAGAACAACACGGATACAAGCCTGCAGAAGTTCCAGACTCTAAAGACCTTGTGACTATGCGTCCTAAAGAGTTAAAGTTAGAAGGACCTAAGCCTTGGCAAGAGTGGTTAAAAAAATGAGCGCCCAGAATCTTTCTTATCAGCAACTGGCTATGTTTATTCCAGCACACGAAATTGCTAAGTTACCGATGATGGATGCCCACAGAGGTGAACCAAACACGGAAGTCCTTGCTCGTAAGTTAAAGTCTGCCAAGGAAGATACATGGGAAGAGTCAAAGGGCATGTACGAGTCCATCAAGAAGATTGGTGTACAGCAACCTGTAGATATTATCCATGACTCAAAGCGTGGACCAATGCTTGGAGAAGGTCATCACCGTATCGCATCTGCCATGGATGTTAATCCAGATATGTTGATTCCTGTTACTCACAAAGAACCTCACGAAGCACGAAGCGAGTAATAAATGAGCGCCCAAGATAATCTTTCTCTTCAGCAACATCTACAAGCAGGACAACTACCTATGTATATGACTGGACATGAGATTAAAGAGCATTACGGTTCTTCAGAACGTGATTCAGGAAAAACCGAACAAGATGTCTGGGATAGAAAGTTAACAGAGTCTCAAGTAGATGAGGGATATGACTCCGAGTCTAAATCTTTATATGAGAGTATTAAGAAGCACGGTGTACAAAACCCAGTAGAGAT